AAGTAATGTTATTACCTACTGTATCAATTTCAGATACCGCTTCATTTAAGTCATTAGCAACTGTTTCTACTTCAGAAATTGCTTCGTTTAGATCATTTGCTACTGTTATGACATCAGCAATATTGGTCGAAACTATATTAATTGATGCAATATTTGTTGCGACAGTTTGTACATCAGCACTATCAGACGCAACCTGTGATACATCAGCCGCTATACCAGCAACAGTTGTAATATCAGAAGTAATTGTTGCTAAAGTTGATAAACCTGAAGAACTAATATTAGTAACAATATTACCACTAGCATCAAAAGCCATAACTTTAGATGCTCTAGTGGTAACATTAGGGAGTGTTATAGTCGCAGAATCTACATCTGTGTCGGCTAATCTTACTGATCTTGAGTTTAATGTGTCTTGTTCTGACATCATTGAAACTAATGTATCTAATTGTGTATTTAAACTTGTAATATCAAATGAACCTGAAGTTGGAAAATCAGATAATCTTTCAATTGCTATATCTCTAATAATAACTATTGAGTCATTTAAAGTTGCACCAGCACCTAAAGTAATTGAACCACCTGATCCAAACTCATATGCGTCATCAGAAGATGATGCTGTACCAGTTACTTTGTATTGAGAAGAAGTTGATGGACTAGCATTATAAGTTAATAAAGTTCCATTCTTATAAACTTTAATGTCATTAACATTAAAAAATTCAAAACCTATATTAAATACAGTTTGACCTGCGGTTGCAGTATATGTATTTCTAGGTGTATTTTTATTACTTGCAATTGTCATTTAAGTTGTTCTGCTCCTGCATCATATAAGTTTTTAAAAGTTCTATCCCAAATCCACAAAGTATTCAATGGAATTATTCGTCTAAGAGTTGCCGCTTTATCATCATAATCTTGATCTGTTAAAAAAGCGTGTAATAAATCTATTGGAATACTTGGCCCAGCACCAGTAAATTCACCTACTGCATCTGCCATATCGGGATCACCAAATCTTAAATCTATTCCTAAAGCTGGTCTAACTCCTACCGCATTATCAAACATACCACCTGATATAGTTTCTAACATAAAGTTCATATCTCCAAATAAACCAAGAACACCTGATAATTCTACACCTCTTAATATTTTTTCTTCTAAAGGTTTTTTTTCCCAGTATTGAGGATTTTTAAAGTAATCACCTAACATACCCATACTAATCATTCCTAATACTCCTGCCATAGCATTAGCTTCTCTACCTTGCATACCTGATATTAATAATTTTCTATTAGCGGCAACAGCCCATGAAAAGAATTGGAATGGTAATCCTAAATAAGCATTACTAACTTTACCACCTCTTTCAGTTTTTTGATAACCCATAAATCTTCCAAAAGAATTATCAAGAACATTGTTCATAGCTTTACTATCAATTCTAAATACACCATGCATCATATTAAATTGGTCAGTAGTAGATGGCGTAATAATAGTTCTATTTACATCTGCAAATAACGCTTGTCTAAATTTTCTAGCCGCTTGTTGTCCACCAGTTTTAGTAGCCCAAGCATTTGCATTTGGTAAGTATAAACCATCCATAGATTCATATGGCATATCTGCTATAAGTTTAGCAGTTTTTTCATCTATACCATAACTAGCTAATCTTCTAATATCAAACTCACTTGCTTGACCTTTAGATACTTTAATACAATCTTCTATAAATCTATGTTGAGATACAACACCCTGAAACTCTTTCCACATTTGAGTCCAAGGGGTAAGTAAGTTTGCATAATAAAATGGTTGTTGTGCTTGATTAAATTTAAGTGCAACTCTATCAAACATAGAGTTTAAAAATCCTTTACCTACTCCTACTTGTCCGCCATCTTCAATATATCTTTTTCTTGTTGATGACATAGTAACTTCCATAGCAGGTGCAAAGTATCTTACTTGTTCTAATGCTTTACTAAATGCATAGTTATTAGTTACAAAGTTTCCTAATCCATCTTTAAATGTTCTATGGATTCCATTAACCATAATAGGTCTAGCTGTATCAACTAAAGCCGAAAAAATTACTTTACCCATAAATGCTAAACTTGCCCAATCTCTTAAAAATGAGGCTGTTCTTTTACTTAATGATGATGGGTCTTCTGTATTAATTGATCCTAATAGTTTATCTTTTTCATCTTCAAAGGCATTTAATACTTTATCTATTTTAGCATTATCTCCATCTACTTTTAATTCTTTATTAATTAATCTTCTTTCCATTTGGTATAAATGTACTTCCATATGTTTATCACCAAACTGTCTTGTAATTTCTACAGCATTAGACATACGCATTTGGTATTGCCTCATTAAAACTGTAATATCAGTTTCAATAAAATCCATTACTTCTTTGTTAGGAATATCTAATGCTCTTGACATTAGTGGTCTAACACCTGCTTTCCATTGATTGTTTTGATTTAAACCCCATCCTGCAAATCCATCTCCATCTGCATGATTAGCTTCATTACCTACAATTCTGTCAAAAGTATCATTAACTCTTTTTTCAATATCATCAGCATTAGTAGAAAGTTTTTGAACTTTACCTTTCTTAATAATAATAGGATTTCTTGTGTACCAGTTTCTTATGATTGCTTTAAATACTTCAGGTTCTTTTAGTATTTTATCTCTTCTCCATATTCTATTAAAGTATTCTGCTTGTTGTGTATATGGAGGTGAAACACCCTCTTGTAATTCATCTGCTTGTTCTTTAACATTTCTATATCTTTTTTGTAATTGAAGTTTTAATTTTTTTAATCTTTCTAATTTAACTGGATTAGTAGTCTTTGCTATATCATCATCAACATCTTTAATAACTCCATCTATCTTTGCCATTAGTTTTCTAAATGCACCTTGTGATGCAAACATTTCTAGTTTCTCTGCTTCTTTTCCAAAATCTCTATAAAATGTTCTAACTCTAGTTGCCGCTTGTTTTACAAATGGATCAAGACCTGCATCATTAAATACTGTATCATCTCCTACTGCTTGAGTTACTTTTGCTCTAAACTCAGGTTCAGTATATTTAGTAACATCTCTAGCATTTCTTGAATTAATTTTTCTTAATAATGAATTGTACATATCACCAGCACGAATACCGCCTTTAGATATATTCATATTTAACATTCTTAAACTGTTAGCGTTACCAGTTCTGTAAGCAACAAAGTCATCACCTACTGCTCTTAATGTTGAATCTAATTTTTGAAACCAAAAAGTCATAGCATCTAACATAGCTGAGTTTTCTGTAGGTACTCCTATTCTATTTCCTCTCATCCCTGTAGAAAAATCACCTGCTAGTTTTTGCATTTGTTTTGCATAGTATGGGTCTTTAAATGCTTTCATTACTTTCCCATAATTTGTTAATGCTTCTATAGATTCAAATATTCTATTAGTATCTGTACTTCTTAAAGTTTCTGCATCTTTTTTTAAATCATCTAATACTCTAGTGTTTAATCTATTTTCATAATCAACTAACTTTTCTCCTTTGCCTCTTTTAAACTCTTTATAAACACCTCTATAGATTTCTTTCTTCATCATAAAATCTATGTAGTCTTGTGCAGTTCTAAATACTTCTCTAGGTAAAGGTAATACACCTTTTGTTTTTGAGAATAAGTGTAGTCCTTGATTATAAATATTTCGTAAATACAAAGTATCTACTGATAAAATATCATCTTTTCCTTTATTACCTTTTTGAAAATGTACTGGTTTATATCTACCATTTTCTGTTTTATTTGTTTTAACATCTTCTTTAACTTTAGTATTAAAGTTATCATCTCCAACTTTATAATTAAAACCATCTGCTTCATAAGTTTTTCTACCCTCAGTTTTATGAAATGATGTAAAGTATTTATTTGATAATTCTTTTACTCCACCTTTTTTTTGTATTGTTTCACTAGCAATTCTTTTTCCAAATGCACCAGTGAATAAACCACCTAATAAAAATGATCCTCCTAAATATCCTGCTGTTTCTATATTACTAGATGTTGGGTCTAAACTTCTTCTAATAGGTTCTGTTGCTCCAACTAATCCTGCCGCTACAGCTCCCCCTTTTACAAATCTTGCACCAAATCCTATTCCTTTAACAAAAGGTATTGGAATATAATTTACTGGATCACCAAGACCTGCAACTAAAGCTGGTAAGATACTTCTATCACTTGACTCTAATCTAAATCTTCTTTGATTGTTTAAAGTAATCTTATCTTTAATAAACTCATGATGTTCTTTGTTTTTTACATATTTAAAAGCAGAAGCATATTCTTCAAATCCTGCTAAGTTCTCAGGATCAAATGGATCATAGTCTAAATCAATTGGTTTATTTTGAAATCCATCATCATATCTTTCTTGATGTATTAATTGACCTAACCAAGATAGTGCAAACTCATCTTTTACATCTGATACAAATCCTGCATCATAATTAAAAGGTCTAACTCTATCATGTGGTAATCCTGTATATTGTGCGGAAACATCTTTTAATACTGTTAATTGATCTTCAGTAGGTTCAGTATTATATCTTAATGGTGTATTTTTTGGTTCCATTATTTATTCTGCTTTCTTCTTTCGTATCTTGCTTTAGTACCGCCTCCTGTTACTTTTGGTTTTCTTTCTTCTTCTGTACCTAATAAATCTGTTTCATCTACATCTAAATAATCTAATCCCATATTAACTTTTTTAAATTCTATTTTAGGAGGATTATCTCTTCTTTCTTTTCTTCTTTGTGTTCCTGTACTCATATCTTCTAATCTTTTCATTTCAGTTTCTCTATTAGATTTCAATTCTTCTAAATGTATTTTCCAATCATCACTATCGTGTTGTTCAGTTCGTAATTTTACAAATTCAGGATTAGGATCATAGATCATAGGGAAACCATTTTTGTCTTGTAGAATGTCAGGTTTGCCATCATTATCTACATATACAATATAATATTTAGGTGGTACTTCATAACCAGCAGATTGTAATTTAATATTATTTCCAAACTGCACATCTTTTTCTCTAAAATTTTTTATAAATTTATCATATTCTTCAGACTCTTTTACTTTAGTCATAATAGAATTTGTCATCCACGATCCTTTTTGATCTTCAGCTTCTAAAGGTAATCCATAGTATTGTTCAGCAGGATGTAAAACAAAATGTTGTTGTGAACCATATTCTCCTGAATCTAATTTTTGATTAATAAAATTACTAAATGTATATTTAGAATATCCATAACCTGTTTGTCCGCTTAGTACATAAGCCATTGAAGATTCTACAAGTTTATTAACATCACTTAAATTTCTTAATGGTAATCCTCCATCTACTATCATTGTATGTACATCTCGTTTAACTTGATTAAATAATTGACTTGAGTATAATGCGTCACCAAAAAACTTTTTATCAAGTTTATCTTCCATATGTTGTGCTATTTGCATATCAATATCACTAACTTTATATTTTTTTCCTGATGCCATACTAATAGCTTGAGATAATGATTGTCCTCCCTCTTGTTCAAACTTATCATAATGATTTTTAACTTTTGTAATTGCTTCTTCTAAATTAGGATTATAAGTTAATACTTGTTGAAGCATTAACATTTTACCTTGTGTAGTTGCATTAAAGTCTAACATTCTTACATTATTAACTTCCATAGTAGAAACCATACCATCTCTTTTAAAAGTCATAACTCCTGAAGTAATACCGCTTAATAATGAATTTGCATTTAAGTCTTGAATATCAGCTTGGTTATATGATTCAAAAGCATTATTAATTTTATTGTACCAAAAAGTATTTAATGTTCCTTGTGTTCTAATTAAAAACTTTGCATAACCTACTGATGATAATATTGTAGAGTCATCTACTTCTGCTATAGATGGGTCTAGTTTCTTAAATGAATTTAATAATAATGTTTGACTATCAGGGGAATCTACTGCTTCTCTTTTTTCTTTTGCTGAACTATTACCCCAGTATGGAGTTGTTCCTGATGATGCTGATTTTAAATTATTACCAACAAATTGTGCATTCTTAAAACCTTTAGAGTTTTCTGTATATAAACTATTTAAGTTACTAATAATTCCTGTAACTCTTATTCTTGCATTCTCTAAAACTTTTTCATTAAAATTAGAGTCTTGTCTTAATTGATCCGCAGTAATAACTTGTCCTGTACTTAATGTTGCACTACCAGCACCATTTCTTAATACTAATTCTACCTTTCTAAAATCATCAATTGAGTTTTTTAATTTACTTCCTGATGCCGCATCTAAATCTTTAATACTTAAATCACTTAATAATTTATAAAAAGATTTAGAATCTTCTAATGTTTTAAGTAATTGATCTCCTTGAGTAACTGCTTTGTCAATTCCTCTTGCTTTTGAAGTTTCAATATAATCTTTAATTTCTTTTTCTTTAACTGCAATAGAGGTTGGATCACCACCTATATAAGCAGTTTCTACTTCCTCAGATAAATTACTAATATTAGTATCATAATTTAGATTATTAATTTTAATATCTTGTCTATCTTTTTCATCTGCTACTTGATACCAATGTCCTTGTCTTGTATCTTCTGTATATGTTTCTATTACTTGTCTAAACTTAGGTTCTAAATTTTCTAATATAGGAGTTACTCTTGCTTTAACTACAGCATCAAAATCATCAGGAGTACCACCTTTATTCTCTCTAATATTTTTAATTACATTTCTTCGTTCTTCTAAAATAATTGTATCAATATTTGATTGTATCTCTTTAGTATATTTATTATAAATTTCTTTCTCATAGGCTTCTGCCATTGTTTTTGTTGTTGCTTTAAATGTAGGAATTGGCCCATTAATATATTGAGTTTTAGTTTCTTTAGTTATTGGATCAGTATAAGTAATTTCTTTTTTACTAAACTGTGCATTCTCAGCCGCTTCTTCTCCTACCTTTTTTCCAAATATTTTTAAATCTTGTAAGGCTTGATCTGCATATTGACTTGTTAAATTATCTAAAGCATTTGCAGTTTGACCTGCTACTCTTGCGGCAAACTCAAATCCACCACCTCTATTAACTCCTATTCTTTCTGAATAGTTAAATTCATTTTGTTCTTTCTTTAAAGCCATTAACTTAATTCTCCTAAGATTGGTCTAGCCGCTAATAGCGATCTACCTACTGTACTTACAACACCAGCTTTATAAGCCGCACCTGCCGCATTTCTTGATATATCAGCTTGTTGTACGCCATATAATGCCGCTAATTGTTTTTCTTTACCTTGTAGTTTTAATCTAGTTAAATCTTTTTTAACTGTTTCTTGATTAGCTTTTAAGAAAGCACGATAAGATGGAGAGTCTGTAGTAATATTCATTTTAGTTAGTAATGCTCTATTAGAAGATAATTGATTTAAGTATTTTCTTTTTCTATCATTTTCTAATTGTAAAGTTTCTAAATCTGCGGCTTGAGCCTGCATTTGATATTGTTTTCTTTGAAACTCTGCTTGTTGTCTTTGATAAGCAAGTTGTTGTTTTTGAGCATTAACGCTCATCATAGTAGTACCAGCAATAAGACCTATAGAAGATACAGCACTAAGAGTAGCGGCTGTACCTGCACTTGCACCCATAGCTGTAAATATAACTGGAGCGCACATTAGTAATATACCTCAGTTGTTATACCTAATATTCTTAATGGTAAAGGTGCTGATTGTTGTATTTCTAAATTTGGTTCTAAACTATATCCCAATGTATATACCTCTTTCTTTCCTGTAAAACTTTGTAATCCACTTGTATTTAAAGTTGGATTAACAATTACTACATCATTTGAATTAATTTTTAAATTATAAGTTGAAGATAATTCTACGACAGATTTACCTATTTTTCTAGGATGTCCTGTTAATTGTCCACCTTGTATTGTTGCATCTATAGGTAGAGTATGAAGTGTAATAGTATAATCTAATCCAATATCTATTGCACTTGTTGGAGTATCAAAAGTGACTACACCATTACTATCAACAACACCATCACCATAATAATTAATAGTTCCTCCCTCTTCTGATCCTGAAGTTCCATATACAGTTTTACCTATTAAATTAGGAGTTGCATTTAATCCTGAGAATACCTTGCTAGTAATAAATTGTAATGCTGTGTTATCTGACTGAGTTGAATTAGCATTTATTGTAATTGTGTATTCATTTGGATTAGCAGTTGCAGTTACAGATTGTATTGTAAAGATTGTTCCTGCTCCTCCAAACTGGAATGTTTCTCCTTGACTAGGAGCATTAGTAAATCCATCTGCTATAAAAGTAGTTACAGAAGTAAAAGCACCATTTACTAATGGTGTTCCATGTGGTTGATATGATCCTGATACAGTTTTAGTAACTGAACAATCAGTTGGTAAATCAAAAGATGTAGATGAGAATTGTTCTAAATTATAATAATCAACACTATTAACTGTTCTTTTAACTGCAACATAAATAGTATCGCTAGTAGATGCTACTGATTCTATAAGACCATCAGTAGTCCATAGCATCCATCCTGCAATCTTTTCTGATCTTTGAGATGTAAAGATAGCTAATGTTCCATCATCATTTACAATCATATAAAATTGTTCTGTTCGATCTCCAAGAGAAGTAATAGTTGCGTTATCTGTTGGTGATGAAATTAAATGAGAAGATAAAAGTGAAATAGAATTAGAACTAAAATCTTCTGTACCACTATTATAAAAAAACTCTCTTACTGTTTTACCATTGTTTTGAATAAAAATTGTAGCACCATCAAATCTTTTTGGCATTCCTTTTAATTGTGTACCTAAACTAGATTGTCTAATAATTTGAATATCAGTAGGTGTAATAGGTTTTGATACTGGTGGTTTTAAATAAAACTCTCCTGTGTTAGTAAATATTTCTAAAACTTTAGAAGATACCATATGTCTTATTTCATTAATTTGATCTGAAGCAATTTGTATTTGTACTGAATCAGAATCTTCTGCATCACCTACATCAAAATTATAAAAGTCTGCTACCTTACTTGCTTGTATTCCATCAGGTAATGCTGTTACTCCACCAAAAAATAATCTTTGTTCATGAAAAGATGCAGTCTTAGGAAAGCCATTAACACTACTAAATACTTGTTCATCCCATTGTGTTGTTGGTGGATGACCTGAAATAATAACTCTAACACCACCACCATCTACAGATTCAGTTGCAGTATCACTAGCCGCCGCAGTAAATTCATAATGATTATCATCTACTACTGTAATATTAAAAGTTCCATTTAGATTTCCTTGTGCTAATCCTGCTCCTGTATCATCAAATATATCTTCTGCTCCACTAATAGTAATGGAATCTCCTGTACTAAAACCATGTTGAACATGAGTTACTTTAACTACACCTGATCCTTGTTGTGTTGCAAAAGGGTCTTCATCTAATTCTATTTCAATATCTTTTTCTAATGTAGCAGTAACTACAGTAGGTGAGGTGTAACCTGTAACAGTTAATTCCGAACCTTGATACCTTAGTTTCATCCCAACATAAGAAGAGGTAAAATATGCTGAAGATGTTGTACAAGTTACACCTGCTCCAGCAGTTGTAGTATTTATATCTAAAGTTATACTATCATCTGCAAACTTAAAATAAGGTTGATATGTATCTGCTCCATTTTGACTTTGTTTAAAACTAAATGCTGATTTAGTAAATGTTGTTGCTCCAGTTCTTTGAATGATTTGTGGTACAAAGTCTTCATGTACTACAATCATAGTATCACCTTGTTGTGTGTAATTTAATTCAGATAAGTTTGAAGTAGTCCATGCACATCCAGTTATAGTTTGTAATAATGTTCCATTAGTAGAATAAATTTTTAACTGAGTATTTTGAAAAGCAAATATATATTCTTGTGATTGATTAAAGATAAATGTTTCTAATCTTGATGCTTGTCCTAAGTCTGCTCTATAAAGAGTACCACCTCTTCTTTCAATGCCACCTTGATTTAGTGGAATAACATTTCTAGCTTTCTTAAGTCCTTGACCATAAGCCGCTAAATCTACTCTTGATAATATTTTTGGATCAAGTTCGCCACTTAAAAAACTAGCTTGATGTACTCTTTGTCTTGCCATTATTCATCCTTATGGAGATACAGCAGTTATGTTATTTAATGCAGTTCTGTTTCTGTTATCTCTAAATCTATTAACATCTACTCTTCTTGTTGTTTGTGCTTGAGAGTCTATTGCTTTAGCAATTGCTAACTGAGCAATACTTCTTTTGTGATATAATTCTGATAACTGATCGTTTCTTGCTATTGCACCTGCGAATAAAGACGCTAGTTCGAAAACTAGCGTCTGTTTGAAATATGGAGGAAAATCACTTTCACTAGGTTGAAAGGTATAATCCGCTATTACTGTATCACTAGATGTAGTATCTGTAAATAAATTTTGTCCATATCTATCATATCTAATAACATCATCACCTACTGTAACTGTGTGGATAATTAATGCGTCACTTGGTAATGCATATGATGATTCATATCTTGCATCAGGGTTAGTTGAATTTTTACTTAATTGTGATTGTTTAGATGCAAATCTCCATCTACATCTTGTAATTAAATTTTCTAAAGTTGATTCGTATAAGTTATTTGCTACTTTGGATTCTGTTGTATTTTCACTAAAACTAGTAATTGTATTAGCCCCTACTAATACTAATGCTTTATTACATATATCAAATTTACTATCTGCCATTTTTAATCTTTATAATAAATATGGGGGGAAGTAAATCCCTCCCCCCACATTGTTATTGGTTATGTACCATTAGTTGTTGTAACAGTAGTTGCACCAGTAGCACTTGTTACTACTAGAACATCAACAGCTTGCGCACCTCCAGTTGAAGAAACACAGATAATAAT